ATAGTATTCTCCTAACATTTCCATCTTGCAAGAGCCGCAGCTTTGCGGGTTGGTTTGCCTTTTTCGTCTTTCATTGGCCCCGGCATACCTGACATCCGGGCACAGAATGAGTCCTTGCGTGGGCCACCTTGGGGCTGGGGAGCCTTGAGGTTGCTGCCAGTTGCTGCGTTGTACTTGGCTCTACCTTTGGCAGTCAAGCCAGCCCCCTTGGAGACAGGGAGCTTCTCGCCCCGGCCAACAGAGAGAACCGGGCCTTGCTTCTTAGCCATAGAACACCGTTAATTTGGACGATGTTGGGAGCGTTACATGTATGTCAGTTAAAAACAAAACACCCTCACCCGGCACGGTGAAAGAGAACGCAGACTGATTGGTAGACAGATTAAACTGAAGCCGAGTAGTGCCACCGGAGCCACCATCCCTCAGAACAATGTCTCCAGCAGTGCCGCCGGGAGTAACAATAAGACCTTTAACCCTATTGCGTCCCGACACCACTGTGCCTGTGGTCTCTCTATGAACCGCTAGTACGTCTGTTTGCATCATAATTAATCTCCTGTTATGAGGGGGCCGAAGCCCCCAAGATCAATTACGCCTGTGTGCTAGATGGGTTAGCAGAGCCATCAGTGTCACGGACAACATACGTCATGGTCAGTATGCCAGCACCAGAGGTGGCGGTTACGTTAGCCTGTGTAAACGTGATGATTGCGTCTGTCGTACCTACATTGCCGCACAATACAGCGGCGGCGGCAGAGTTGTTGCCGAGCAAAATATTCACAATACCTGTGTTTGTAAACACACTTCCGTTTGCTGCTGTATTAATTGCAACGGCATTGGAGAAAAGTGCGTACGTAGGCGTTGTTGTTGCATACGCAACGGTGGTGTTGAACGAAGCGGTCAAAATCTGGGAGCCTGCCGGGATCGTAAACGCTACCGTAGCTGCCGTAATGTCCGTGTACAAAATGGACTTAGACTGTGTAACAACAGTAGCGCCCATGTTGCGAATGTTGCCAGCGGTGGTTCCGGTGGTGTTTTTGACCGTGCCAAGCAGCCAAGGGCCAAGGTGAGTTGCGAATCCCATGATGTAATTCCTTCATGCGTTAAGGTGTATCAATCTTGCATGTCAGTCAGCCGGGACTGTTTGATACACCGGAAAGCCCGGATTAGCTGCAATATAACACATTTTTTGGGGTAGTGCAATAAAAAAGGCTCCCGAAGGAGCCTTAGTGGTAGGACAGTCACCTCTACCGTACTGAATTTAAGACGCGCCGGGGCTTCCGAAGATGCCTAGTGGGTCAGACCAGCCGAACGAATATCGTTCGCGGGATTTGTACCGCACGTTGCCAGTATCGAAGTCTCCATCCATTGAGTTCGCCAGAGGCGTACGCACAAAGTGCTTCAGCCCGTTAGGAACGTCAGTGCATAGGAACCAAGCATTGGTATCAGTGAGATAGTTGTTAATGGTATACCCTTCAGGGATAGAGCCATTGTTCTTCAACGCATTGATATCATTGTCGGTAGTGCCAACACGCAGGCTGGTTTCCAACAAGCGGGTTGCAGTGAACTGCAATGCTGGAGGGATGACCAGTTTACGGGGTTTGGCTGCGATCAACAGGCCGCGCTCGTCCGTCCAAGCTGCAATCTGAATAACTGCGTTTTCCAACGAAGTCTCATTCAAATCAGCGGCTGTGGTTGGGCGATTGCTGTTGGTTCCACCAGACACCAGAGGGTGAGCAGTAGAAATCAGAGACACCCCGTCACCACCCACATACCCGCTGCTGAAAGCGTTGTTGAGGGTTGCAGCGGCTTTGACTTGCTTGGTATACGCCATTGCACGGGCCAGAGCCTTGGTGTAACGGGCAGACAGCGAGTCATACAGGTTATCCTCAACAGCCTCTTCAGTGATGGAGAAGCCAAGAGCGATAGTCTCGTGGTTGTACCGAGCCGTAAACGCTTCCTGTGCATTGTCATAAGCAATGGCAGAACCCTCGTTCTTGACTGGTGCAGCGGAGAATCCCGACAGCTTGGTCTCTTCTTCAAAAGAACGCTCTGAGGTTTCGGTCTCATAAATTTCTTTATGTTGCTCGCCGTAGCGTGCGTATTCCAAACCAAACAAAGCGTTCAGACCGGGAAGGAGTTCCTTCAGTAGTTGTGCACGTGAAATAGCCATTTTGTGTTACTCCTTATGCAACAGCGGTTCCAGCATAGTATTTGTGCAGACCAAAATTGATCTTCACAAGCACCTCTGGGAATTGATTAAACACAATTGTTGCAGCCGATGCAAACGCCACTAGCGGTGCTGCATTGAGCACAACCACTGTAGAGCTTGTTACAGAAGCAACATACGAACCGCTGGCAATGTACTGACCATTCGCCGCAATGGAGCCAACGTCAGAGCCAACCACTGGCGTAAACGAAAGAGCCGAAGCAAGCGTAACAGTAGCAGAGGAGATGCTTGAATAAACACCCGTACCTTGTGCCACCATAGAGTCAGGAACCAACCCAATAACACGAATTGGCAGAGCCGCAGTTAGTGCTAGGGAAGTATCCGCCAAAACAGCGTTAGCTGAATTACCTGTTGTGGTGCTGCCCGTGTTGTTAACTGCTGCTAGGTTTTGACCAATCATAGCGCGAGCGCCAGAAGTCACGACCGTAGTACCAGAAACCATCACAGCCCTAAACACCGTGTCAGGATCGTCACAGACAATAGCCACCGCATCACCAGCAAGCGTAGACGCAGGCCAGTATTGCGAAAAGGTTTTTTGTCCGTTCAGGGGGTTGGTGTAAGAACAGCCAAGGAAAACCCCCATTAGCGTTCCGACAGTACCCGATGTAACGCTTATGCGTTCCAAATTCCCACGAATCAGCGTTACAAAATCTCCATAAAAGATATTTGTAGCGTAACCGTAGGTGATAGGTAGTTCACGGGTTGACCCCGCAAATACCTGACCTCCAATCAAGTTGATTGGTTTTAGCCCGTAAGGGGCTGAGACCACAGGATATGCCATTTAAAACTCCTAAAAATTAAGCACCTTTACCGAAAGTGACCTTGGTGTTTCGCTCCCTAAAGAGCGGCATCCTTGGATCATTTTCTCGCATGAAACTGTTATCTACGGTTTCCATTTGCCCGGTCGCCAGCTTGCGGTAATGGGCATCACGTTGTTCCGTAAACTCAGTAGGTGTTTTGCAAAGCACTAAGCCGCCGATTTCGATGCTGTCTGGAAAGCGCGAAGTAACGCCGCCCATCAGTACCACCTCGGGGTGATCAGATGCTTTAACTGGTTCCCAGCCCTCACGTAACTTGGAGGTAATGTTAATGACATCCGCAGTGCCTTGCGTGCTAACACGAATCCAACGATACGCATATCCAGCTTCCGGTGTCGGGTCTGGTAATAGGTCTGGAATCGCCCACTTGGTGGGGCGCTCAAACTTGTCGCGGGTTTCTAGGTCACGGGCCAAACGGTTAACTTTAGTGTCATTCATGTTCATTTCCTCATTTCTTCAGCAACCTTACGAGCATAAAGTTCCAACGGAACATTTAGCCGCTTGGCGATATTCACCTGTGATTGACTTAGTACGACCTTGCGAGACGCAGTACTTCGTGTGGCTGGTGCGACCACGTTCCGTTTGGTAGTGCGCTGAGTAGAAGCATCAGCGGTTTCCTCAGAGTTGAACTTCTCTGGAAACACTTGTCGCACACGAGCATCGACTTTATCATAGTATTCATCTGACCGTGGGTCAATCCCAGCCTTGACTAACTTATTATGCAAGCCAAGGGTAAAATGGGTCATCTCGTCATCTGAACCGAACCAGTCGTTTTTACGCGTCCATAATATAGCCTTTTCGTCAACTTGCTGTTGTATTTGTGCAACAGGTACATCTTCCTTAACGGGGGCGGGTTTGAAATTATTTACCCGCTCCGACTTCATTTTGATAGTGGTTAGCTGTTCCTGCGCGTTTACTAGGGCATCAGAATCACCAGACTCAAAAGCATCTTTATATTGCTTTTTGGCATCATTTAATTCGTTGGCAACCACTTTTTTGGCCTGTTCAAGCAACGCTTGCTGGCCTTGATTTAAAGAGCCTTTGAGTTTTTTATTCTCCTCAAAGATAACCTGCGCGGCCCGAATAGCTTCTTCTCGCTCACGAATTGCAGTCTCTTTAGCCCTGCGCTCTTCGTGATAGCCTTTGGTAAAGTGTTTCAGCCGTTTCTTGGCACTCTCGGTGTAAGACTCCAGTTCCTCGTCCGTGGGATCGGCTGGAGCTTCCGTCATAAGCGCACGATTGCGGTCTTCTACCGGGGTGTCATCCACCACTTCAATCTCAGCTTCAGGCGTGACCACTTTACTACCTAGCCGGGAAGTCTTTTCCTCAACCTCATGGGGGAATTCAAATTCGGTTTGTTCCATATCTGCTCCTTAAACGCGGGTAATGCCACGGGGGTCTTGCACAACAGCTTGAACTGAATCATCGTTAATGATCCTAAATTCCTGCCCATGAATCTTGATGCGCGTCCCAGTGTTGGGCCGTACCAAAACAAAATCGCCGTTCTTACATGCGGCCCCGCTAGGGAATCGTTTCTCATCCTTAAATGCGTCTGGGCCAATCTTGACCACAAACAACACCGGGGATAGCAGTTCTTCAAACTGCATTGTCTGCCCAGATTTGATCAGCCCGTTGTCGTACTTTTCATCGGCCTCTGGCAGGATACACAAGATATGGTAAGTCGCCGGTTCTGGAATCTGTTTGGCTTTTTCTTCGGCGGTGTTGGGTAGCACTGATACCGGCCCGGTGGGGTCTAGGCGTTGGCCTATTAGAAGTTCACTCATCTTCACTCTCCATTTTCTGACGCAAGTCTTGGATATTCATTCTGGCGAGGTTAAGACCGTAAATTACCCCGCAGATTCTTTGGTACTCACCAAAGTCCTTAATACCACCACGAACTAGCGCGGTGGTCATGTCCTGTTCATACTCGTTAAGTTTCTTCTCAAGTATGTCTAGCTCAGTCATTTGGAGTCCTTCCGAGCGCGTTCAGCGTGAGACAGTTTTTGACGATGCGTAAGATCGTTCTGCGTAGATTTCTGAGTGTGAACCTGACCGCCGTGGGCCATGCCCTGCTGGTGAACTTCCTGACTCTGCCCCATCTCTTGGGCGTGTTTCTGTTGCATCATCTGCAACTGGGCCTGTTGCTGCGCCATCTCCTGCTGGTGTCGTTGCGCCATCATCTGTGGGTCTTCACCTATTTTTTTAGCCGTCTCATCCTGCTTTAGCTGTAACTCAGCCTGTTTGATAGCTAGGTCGCCTTCTACTTTCTTGGCCTTGGTATCAGCATCTTGTTTCTTAATCTGCAACTCAGCTTGCTGCATCTGCACCACAGGGTTTTGCGCTTGCTCTTGAGCTTCCTGTTGTTGGGCTTTTGCCATGTTCAACTGTTGTAGTTGGACAGAGGCTTGTGCAACCAACCGGGAAAGCTGCACCTCAACTTGCTCTGGTAGTTTCTCAGTAGGGGGAGGGAGCGGGACGCCCAGTTGCTCTTCGATCTTGCGTCTATATAAGAACGCTAGGTGTTCTGCAAGGTGAGCTTGAACTGCTGCGCCAATTTGTTGCGCCATTGGGTTTTGACCAATCTGCTGGGCAATCATCGGGTCTTTTAGAAAAGAAGTGTGGGCCGCAATGTGGGCTTCTTGGTCTTGGTACATGAAAGCATGTGTTGGCTCTCCTTTCAAAAACCCCATGTTTTCTGTGATGGGGTCGAGCGGCTGTTCGTCTTCTTTCATTGGCACAAGTTTTTCGGCGTTCTTCACCCCTAAAACCTCAATCATCTGCCGATGTAACAGTGGTAAGTTGTATATCTGAGGTGCGCCCTGAGCCAACTGCATGATGGCCTGATACTGCATGATCCTTTGCGCCATCGTGGAGCTATTCGGGTCGCTGACAGGTATTACTTCAACCATGTCGTAGTCAGCCTGTTTGGCTGCGCGGTTACCCTTCTGTGGGTCGTACTCATACTCTAGCGGAGCGTAGTCGCGGATGATGTTTTTGAGGAGCTTAAACTCCTGTTTCATAGAGTAGTGAACACGCGCTTGAACGGCGCTCATCACTTTAAGCTGCCTCTCAAGTATGGCTAGTGTTGTACCAACCGGCGCATTGGCGCTCATGTCGCTGACCTTCATATCAGCAATAGAGCCTAGTCTGCGGCCCTCTTCTGTTATGCGTTCCAACAGACCCGCTAAAACTTGTGACGGCTCCTTATAAGGCAGAGCCATGATGTTGTCGCGCACCGTACCAGACGCTACATCCACATCCCTAAACTCGCCGGGAGCGATAGGTGTGTCATCTCCCTTAATCCTCAGTCCTCGGGTCTTCAATCCTCCGGGGAGGTTGGACAGTGTTCCTGCATCCACCAGTTGGCGAATCAGTGACGTACCCGCACGGGCGTAGCCACCGATCAGGTGTACAAAGCCAAATCCATAAGCACCAAAACCGGGGATGTAGTCATACTGGACAAAGTGTTGTCGTTTAAGTTTTAGCTCATCATCCTCTTCCCAGTTTCTATAGATAGCCAGTACCTTATTGCTGCCTTTATCTATGCTCACAACATAGGGTAGGGCAATGCCATCTTCATCCTCATACCCGGGCATGTCGTAATCGACTTGAATCTCGTAGATTTGATACCGATCATCATCCGTTAAAGTGTAACCTTGGCCTTCGGCTTTTTTCTTTTCTACATCGGTGTGCAACTGTACGGGTTCTCCTAGATCAATGTCGCAATAGAAACCCGCAACCTGTAGCTTCTTAACATCGTTCTTGGTCTTACGCATGGTGTGCGTAACACGCTCTGCCGTTCTTGCTCCACTGGAGCCGTAAGGTATAACGATGTCTTCAGCCGGGATAAAGACCGAAGTCTGTCTCCCCAAACTGGGGTCGTAGTACACCTTCTTAAACGCCGCACCGGCTAGGCCAAGATTGAACAGCATCCGCTCATGCTCTGGACGATACTCCGGCATTTCTTCGGTTAGCTTAAAATTCATGTCCTCCCGTACACGCTCAGCAGCCTCTTCTTTCAACCTGTCAATCGCGCCAATAATCTCAGTCTTTACCGGGCCAGCAGCAGGGAACGTCTCAATGATGGTTTCGGATTGAAAACGAATCGCCGCTTCAGTCAGGACAGTAGAGTAAACCCCGCACGCGCCATTCCACGGCTCAGTCCTCTCCTCATACTTCATCCCCAAGACCTCTAGCCCACGGACGAACATCTCCACCCAATCCTTGCGACTTGCAATATCAGCGTCCACTAGGCTCATCAAGTCATCAGCCACCTTACCCAAGTCGCCTTCACTCATGCAGTCAGCAAGGTTGACATCAAACGGCTCTTCCTCTTCAACCACTAGACTCGCTATACCTATTACTTCCGGTTCACCAATTTCAATTTCAATCCCGCCACTTGGGTCTTCATCTAGAAAATCCATGCCCATGTCTAGGGGGGCTAAAGCTTTGTCAATGTTAGTTGCCATATATTCTTTCAATAAAAGGAGGATCGTCTACCGGATTTAAAATACCTAAGCGGCTCTGGCTCGTCACTAGGAAGACGTAAGAAACC